ATCTGGCTGCCCCACCCGTGCGCACGACCGGCCGAAGACGCGTTCGGAGCGATCAGAGAAGCGCGAATAAAGCTGGAAAGACTAGAAAATCTATGAGCGACGTGACGGATCGAATGGCCAGACGATGCCGCCGGTGGCCGTGACGGCGGACTCGCCGTGGGTGGGAGAGGGGTAAATGGCGGCAGATGGCGGCAGATGGCGGCAGATGGTGAGGCGGGGGGTTGAGGTTTGCAGGGAATGATGGTTGAAGGGAAGCTGCCGACTGTACTGGTTGGCTTTGTCATAGTGAATCGGGTGCGGCGAGTTGCGTCGCCGCACCTTCTCTCAAGCAGGAAAATATTATGGATACACAACAGGCGATCGTGGAGGTGACGGAGCGCCCGAAGGTGGGCGACCTGATCATGGAGTTTAAACGCAACGGGAGCCAGGGGGACCAGTTTGGCCGGATGTTGCGGGCGGAGGATACGCGCCTGGCGCGGTGGGACGGGCAAAGCGAGGATGGCAAGAAGCACGCGAAGGATCAGCCGGATGGGGATGAGGTGTTTCCGTGGGAGGGGGCGAGCGACGTGCGGGATTACCTGGCCGACGGGGCGGTGAATGAGTCGGTGGCGCTGTGTTACATGGCGTTTTGGAACGCGGTCTTGAAAATTTCGGGCGCGACGCCCAACGACACGGCGGCGAGCGCGAGCGCGACGGAGTTTTTGGACTGGGTGATCCATTTTCAGTTGCTCAAGCAGTTGGATAACGAGGTGGAGTTGTCGGCGCAGTATATGCACGCGATCGGGGCGACGGCGTTGCATGTGACGTGGGAGCGGGAGGTGGGGCGGCGGTTGCAGCCGGTGACGATGGAGCAGTTGCAGGGGATGGCAGAGCAGGTGGACCAGCAGGTGGCGGCCTTGATCCAGCAGCAGCGGCAGGTCCAGATGTCTGGACGGGGCGGGCAACCCGTTACGCAAACCGCGGCCGGGGCGGCCACGGATGCACCCGGGGCGGGCGCGCTCCCACCGGAGTTGCTGCAGTTGCAGGAGGTGCTGGGGGCGCTGCCGCAGATGATCGAGGACCCGGAGATGGAGGGGCAGGCGATCAAGGCGGTGCAGTATTTGTTTGACGAGTATGTGCGGCGGAATTTGCCGGAGGACATCCAGGAGGAGGAGGTGCTGGAGTTGAGTGTCAAGCGGGCGCGGCAGGCGGTGAAGGAGTTGCGGACGGAGGGCAAGTGCGAGTGGCCGATGCCGTTCCTGGCCAGGAACCAGCCCAAGATCATGGCGCTGAAGCCGTACCGGGATTTTGTGCTGCCGGTGGAGGTGGGGGCGATGGAGACGGCGCCGGTGGTGTTTGTGCGGGATTTGATGACGGAGGCGGATTTGCGGCGGATGGTGCTGGGGGCGGGCTGGGACGCGGATTGGGTGGAGGAGGCGGTGAAGACCAAGGGCCGATTTTCGACCTGGCAGCTCAATAACCCGTATTCGGCCTATGGGACGTGGAGCTGGCGGGCGGTGGATAACCGAAGCTGGCTGATCGAGGTGGTGTACGCGTATTACAAGCAGATTGACGATGACGGGGTGACGCAGATCACGATGACGGTGTTCAGCCCGCATTTGACGACGAATCCCAAGGGGCATGACGCGCGGGCGGTGGAGGTGAAGGACGGGGACGGGCACGTGATCCTGGATGATTTTGCGGGCTGGTTCGGGATTTTGAATTATCCGCGGGCGGATTACCCGGTGATCCTGGGCCGGCGGGAGCGGTTTGACCGGAGCTGGCTGGCGACGCGGGGGCTGGCCGAAATTCTCAATACGGACCAGAACGTGGAGAAGGCGATGATTGACAACGTGGTGGACCTGGCGGGGATCTCGACGGTGCCGCCGCTGAATGTGCCCAAGGGGTTGACGGCGAAGTACAAGATCGGCCCGGCGGTGCAGAATGAGTTTGTGCCGGGGCGGGAGCCGCATTTCATGCAGATGCCGACGGCGGGGATGGCGCCGGCGGAGACGGTGGTGAGCGGGATCCGGACGCGGATGAACCGGTATTGCGGTTTGTTTGACGCGGCGCTGCCGCCGCAACTGGCGGCGCTCTTGCAGCAGCCGATGGTGAAGAAGTTTTTGATCATGTGGGGGGAGGCGCTGCAACTGGCGTATGAGCTGACGGTGAAGTTTGCGCCGGAGAAGATCCTGGCGGTAACGGGGCAGGCGCCCAGCGGGAGCCTGGATGATTTTCACTACGTGATGCAGTTTGACGCGACGCAGTTTCATCCGGAATTGATGGAGGCGAAGCTGGCGGCGTTCAGCGATTTGGCGGCGAATGACCGGACGGGGACGATTGACCAGGCGGCGCTGACGAAGTTCAAGGCGATGATGATAGATCCGGGCATGGCCAAGCAGTTGGTGCTGGACCAGGGGCAGGCGAGCGTGGCGCTGGAGAAGGGGGTGCAGAGCGACCTGGCGAACATGTTCCTGGGCAGCGAGGCGATCTATGACGATGCGAGCAATGACCCGGCGGCGAACATGAAGCTGGGGTACGCGGCGAAGCATTTGCAGGGCAACCCGAATTTCATGGCGGCGTTGGATCCGCGGGTGGCGCAGGAGGCGCTGGGCCCGCAGGTGGCGCAGCAGATGGCCATGGCGCAGGCGCAGAACGGGAGCAAGCCGAATGGACGATTTTCGGAGTTGGTGGCCAATTACCTGAAGAATTTGAAGCAGGGGGCGGATCAGCAGGCCAATAAGGGCGTGGGCCGGACGGGGGTGAAGCAGTTGACGTGAGGGGAGCCATGGGCGCCAAATCGGAGGGTATTGACCTGGGGCTGGAGGTGCTGGCGGCGGTGCGGCGGCCGCAGGAGCGGTTTACGGCTGATGATATTGGGGAGGTGTGCGGGTGTTCGGGGGCGCTGATTCAGCAGATTGAACGGAGGGCGCTGCAGCGGATCCGGGAGAGGTTGCGGCGGGATTGGCGGCTGACGTATGACGAGTTTGCGAATATGCGGAATTTTGAGGCGTGATTATGAGGGAAAAGATTACGTGGAATATTTTCAAGTGGCGGGGGGAGATACGGAAATTGCGGGAAGCCGTCAAGGTGCGGGATGAGGTGATGGCGCGGCAGCGGGAGGAGTTGAAGATGCTGCGGCCGGTGGCGGCGTTGCGGCGGAACGTACACCACTGAGCGACGCCGCGTTACGGACTCCGCGGCCGGGGCGGCCACGGTGACACCCGGGGGCGGGTGTCCTACCCAATACGTTTATGAATGCGAACGAAATCAAACAGAATTTTCTGACGCTGGAGCCGACGCATCCGTTTTACCGGGCGCTGCTGGCGCTGGTGGAGGCGGATACGGACGCGGAGATTGACGCGGCGACGATGCCGCAACTGACGGACGGGGCCCGGCAGTTTAATGCGGGCCGGCTGGCGCATGCGCGGGATTTGCGGCGGGTGATCGAGGGGACGATGAGGGACGCGCTGGAGGAAAGGCAGAAGGAGGAAGGCAGAAGGAAGAAGGAGTGATCTTTTGATTTTTAAGGCCCCTCACCCCGGCCCTCTCCCCCTTTGGGGGGAGAGGGGGGAGGAAGGCAAGTGAGGGGTAAATGGCGGCAGATGACGGCAGATGACGGCAGATGGTGAGGCAGGGGATTGTCAAAAAGTGAAGCCCGTGTTTGAGTCGGCCCGAACGCGGGCTTTCTGATTTTGGACGCAACGGACAAAATCTGCGACGGGTAAACCGACTTGCGAGGTTAAACGCATGAGCAAAGAAAAGACCGGGTCTGCGGCCCCGGAAAAAACCGCTGAAACCACAGTAACCAAAACTGAAGCGCCAGTGGTGCCGGGGCGTGAGGAAGTGTTGAAGGCGTTCGCGAGCGATGTACTGGAGGCGAGCGGACGGCCACCGGAACCAGCAAAGGCCGGCGAAACGGCGGGCGAAAAGAAGCCTGAGGCGGTAGCCGGGAAACCTGACGCTCTTTCTCAATCTGATCAGGGCAAGCAAGCAAAAGCGGAGTCCAAAGCGGAGCCGGAGTGGTCGGCGGAGAAGCTGGCGTGGTTTGCGGCGATGGAAGCGGCGAAGACGCCGGAGGAAATCGCGGCGGCGCAGGCGCAGCAGCCGGAGTTTGACGAGGCGGAACTGGCCTGGCTCAGCAGCCAGGAGACAGCCGCGGCGGCAACGCCGGAAGGCGAAGCGGACCATCTGGCGGATGACCCGGAGTTGAAGGGCAAGCTGGATGAGGCGACGCAGGCGAGCATCAACAAGCGGATCGGCAAGGAAGTGGCCAAGACGAAGGCGGCCGCGGACAAGCTGGCGCAGTTGGAGGCGGACCTGGCGAAGGCGCAGGAGGACCTGGCGGCGGCGGCCAAGGTGACGGCGCTGCCGATGCCGGCGAATGCCGGACCGCTGGCGGACGTGGACAGCCCGGAAAAGCTGGCGGGGGTGGCGCAGCAGGCGGAGACGGCGCTGGACCAGGCGGACGATCTGCTGGCGCAGCTCGAGGCGGACCCGGACGCGGTGGCGGAGGTGCTCAAGGGGGCCAAGGTGGCGTTGAAAAACGCGGACGGCCAGGAGGAGTACTCGCCGGCGACGATGGGCCGGTTTCTGCGGACGGTGAAGGCCAACGCGGACCGG